TTCCGCAGTGAGCACGTGGTACGACGCTTACAAGGCGGCAACGCCGAAGGGCGTGCGCCTGAGCTGGAGCAACGGCACCTACAGCGCGCACATTATGGCGATGATCGTCCCAACCGAAGTGCAGCAGATGGCTGGCGCTGAAGATGGGCTGACGACGATGGCCGTGACTGGCACGCTGGTCTACGACACGGTGAGCGCGAAGAGTCTTCGCATCGTCGTGAACAGCGACTTGGCGGCATTGCCGTAAGTTCAACCTAGTAGCAGAGAAGGAGGAGGCTAGATGAGCCACAGAACCTTAGAGATCGTATTGACCGAACCACCCTATGAGGGCTGGACGGCAACGATGCGTGCTGACGGAATCTCGGCACGCATCTTCATTGAACTCTCAAGCGATTCGGTAGAGCGCCAGATGAAGGCGCTTGCCAAGTTGGTGATCAAGCACGACTTCAAGGACTCAGATGACGCACCGACAGAGGACATCCTTGACGCACCAATGGACGCCCTTGCCGCGTTGATCAGCAAGTGGGGGACTGAAGTCACAGCACTCCCCCCTCGATAAGGCTCGACGCCCAGCGGCTGGCGGCGGGTCGCTCCTTAGCGCCGCACCCGCTGATTGCAGCGCACCTTATCGGCAAAGAGTTTGGCATTGCTCCGCACGAGGTCCTAGAATGGGACGCGGGCGACTTCAATCGCACGTTGATGCTGATGAACGATCTTCAGCCAAAGGAGAACAATGGCCGCTAGTTCACTTGACCGATTGACCATCTCCTTCAATGCTGACTCGCGGTTTGAGTCTCTACGAATGGGCTTCCTTGAAGGCGCAAACCCTAGCGCCTACAAGCGCCTCCTGAGCATTGCGACCCTAAACGCTGCTCGCACGATGGTGAAGCCGATGCGAGCAGAGGCTCCAGTCGGCAGGACCACAAAGTCGCCAGGACGCCTCCGCAAGTCGGTCACTGCACGCCGCGCTCGCTTCGGTACACCGGCTGCGGTGGTCGGTCCGAGGGCTGGACGCAGCCGAGATGGTGGAAGTGGTGGAGCGTGGTATCGCTGGTTCGTGACCTCTGGGATCAGCGGCGTGCGCCAGACCAAGAACGGACCGAAGGCAGTCAAGGCCGTTCCAGCCAATCCGTTCGTCACGCGCGTCTCAAAGAACCCAACCCGCCAGCAAGCAGCCATTGAAGCGATGGCGAAGACGGTAGAATCATTCTTCAACAACGGCGCATTCCGCGCCACGATCTTGCGGTTCAAGCGAGGTAGATAGATGGCTTTCGGGTCTGATCGCTCAGCGAACTTTGTAATCTCGGCAAAGGATGCCGCCTCTTCTGTGATGAAGGGGATTGGCAAGCAGATGGGTTCGTTAGGCAAGACAGGCGGCGCAGTCTTCAAGACTCTCGCAGCCGCTGCTGCCATTGCCGCCTCCGCTATCACCGCAGCCTTTGGATTGGCAGTCAAGTTTGCCAAGAGCGCAATCCAGGCCGCCATCGCCGATGACGCGGAGCAGCAGAAACTCATTGCGACCCTCAAGGCGCGAGGACAGACAACTGAGCAGGCAACCAAGCGTGTCAATGAACTAATTGAGGCGGGAGCGAAACTTGCGTTCACCGACTCGGAGATTCGCAAGGGCTATGAGATCGCCACATCGTTTGCCAAGAAGTATTCCAACCAGCAGAAAATCCTTGCTACCGCGCAAGACCTATCGCGCGCAAAGGGGATCAGCCTTGAGGCTGCAACAAAACTTGTCGGCAGGGCATACGGAGGAAGCACTGGCGCGCTGGCAAGGTACGGCATCCAGATTGACAAGGGTACGAAGGGAATTGAGGCGCTTGGCGCTATCAACAAGAAGGTGGCTGGAGTTGCAAAGCAATACAGCAAGACCTTCGCGGGTCAGTTTGACATTGTGCGAATTTCTATTGACGAAACTGTTGAGGCAATTGGTATGGCGATTGGTGGCGGCGAGGGCTTGCCAACATTCGTGAGATTGCTCGAGGGTATGCGACCAGTCGTTGATGACCTAATTGGTGAAATCAACAAAAACCTTCCAAACATCCAGCGATTCAGCCGAGAACTTGTAGAAAAGTTTCTTGCCAAGTTGCCAGGTTATGTAGCAACTGCCAAGCGCGAACTGCCAATCCTGATTGACAAAGCCAAAGAGTTTATTGGCAGCGTTGCTGGATTCGCTAAAGAACTTGCCTCATTCCTCGGTCCTGAAGGGCTAGTGACTGCAGGCATTGGAATCCTCGGCACCAAGATGGGCGGGCTTGCTGGCGGGCTAGGCGCAGTGTTTGCAGAGCAGTTTATCAAGATGGGCGTAGACCCGATCACCGCGACGCTTACTGGAACGATTGGCGGTGCCATTACTGCAGGGGTGGTTCAAGGATTCGGCAGCTCAGTGGCACAGGCAGCGATTAGCAAGTTCTTGGGACTCTTCAAGAGCATTCCGATTACGCCAAGCCTCCCTGTCGGCGGCGCCGCTCCCGGCGCACTTGCCACAGGCGGCCTTGCTGCCGGAGGCATTGCAGTAAGCATTGTTGCTGTTACTGCCGCTGCAGCAGCGGCGTTGAGCAATGCGATTACAGAAAAGGGCCTAACAAATAAAGTTGGAGGCAATAATGTCATTGACATCTTTGGAACCACTGCCGCAACCCTTGCAAATAACAGTAAGGATCAGGGCAAAGTTCTGTCAGACCTTTTCACTTTTATCACTACTGGGCAACGCCCTCTTGAGATTAGCAACGACCTTACGGTGAAACTCGATGGTGAGGTTCTTGCCAGAACCATTGACAAGCGGCTTGGGCGTGCATTGGGGTCGGCAGGAAAGACGCGCACGGGAGGGCGCTAAATGGCAACGGCTCCTTTCCAACTTTGGCTTGACCTAGCCGCTATCTCCTCGGCAGTCCGCGTCTCGTCAACCGTCACCGTGACCACCGTTTCGGCGCACGGTGTCACGACTGGCGCCTACATTCAGATGGGCGATGCGCTTGGTGTGGCTGGAACGTCAATGAACGGCGTATTCGCAGTGACCGTGACATCGGGAACGACCTTCACCTATACAGCCGCTGGATCGGCAGGCACAGCCGAGGTATCGGGCGCATTCGTTTCCTACGACCTTCTAAACCCACTGATCAACTACACGACAGCAAACAGGTTGAGCGCGCTCTATGTACCAACTGACAGCTTGCAGCTGTCAGCAGCAGGCGATGGCGCTGGCGTGAGCTTCGGCCTGACAGTCAATCAAGACGATACGCCGAGCGACGGTCCGTGGTATCTACTGATCCCAGACCAGACCAGAGTGCGGTTGATTGAGAAGGACACTGGAACTACGCCGGCATCAGATAAGTCTGACGTGAGATTCGTCGGAGCATTGACCAATGTGTCGGCGAGACTGCAAGGGTCTGGACAGGGAACAACCGCAGACGTGGATTTTGACGACCCGAATGCTCTGCTGGACAGCCTTATGGTTTTTGGTGGCGTATCAAGAACAAGAAGCACGGCATTGACTGGGGGCGTGGTGCGCGCCTCTAATACAACAACAATCACAACTGCAAGCCTTCACAACTTTACTGTTGGCCAGAAAGTCAAGGTTTCAGGTGTCAGCGGAGGAAACGGAACAAGTTTCAACGGCGTCTTCACAATCGCCTCAACGCCCACTGATCGGACGTTCACCTATAGCAACGCTGGGAGCGCAGCAAACGGCAATGAGTGGCAGGCGATCAGCACTGCCGCCTTTCGCCCAAAAAGTAACGATCGAGTTGTCGTTACAGGCAGCGCATTCGTTGGTCTAGATGTCAACAGCACCGTCACCCTTCGAGGTCTAACAGGCAACAGCACTACCGCAAGCAAGGCGATCAACGGAACATTCGCAGGCGATAGGTTGTCAAGCGTCACTAGCAATACAGTCACGGTGCAAATTTTCAAGAATGCTGGTGCGACCTGGACGACGAGCGGCGCTGAACTCAAAGGAACGCCGACCATCTCGCCAGTCAAAGGCAACAATGCGAACAGCGTGACACTCCAGGCCGGCACGACGGAAAAGGCGGCGGTTGAAGCGGTATTGGCAATCTGCAATGCATACAAGGCCGATGACTTCCCAGTCCGTCGGCTGATTGACACCTCCGACGTATCGCAGATTGTCGGGTCTGGAACAGAGGTTCTGAATGTCAATACGGACTTCCCGACCTCATCTTTGCGATCGGCTTTAGACACCCTGGTTGAGACGTTTACCGGACTCGATAATAAGCAGCGTCGGTACTACGTTGATCAGCAGGGTCGGCTGAACTGGAGAATGGCCGATGACGGTGCAAAGCCGACCTACGCGACCGCGCCAATCAAAATCATTACGACTGGCGCTGGAAATCCGAATACAACCACTGCAGCCGCAACGATTGCCCCATACGGGCTTCAAGTCTCTTGGGACCACGATACGAGAAAGGCATTGGTCTTCAATGTCGCCAGCAACAATAGGTCTATTCCTCCAGTTGTTCAGACCTATACATCCGCTGGATTTCTTGATCGCCCGGGTTCGCCACAGTTTGACGACGCCATTGACTTTCCAACAGCAGTCAGGAATCAGACTGAAAAAACGGTGCAAGTTGCCAGTTTTTATTTCTTAGAGCGCCACAAGCCGCTTTTATCGGGCAACCTGACACTTCGTGGTGCTGGCACGCAATCTTTCAATGCGAATGGGTTTAGTGCTGGATACGCGCAGACTGGCGCAACCACGTTTGCACTTGTCAGCGGCTGGAAGCCTGGCCAATGGGTTGATGTTACGTCCGCTGAGCTTGGGCTGAGCGGCCTGTATCGAGTTGAGCAAGTAGACTGGACACTTGAGGCTGGCTCGTTTATGCAAGCAATTACGATCACATTCAACCGCAGACCGCAGAACTTCTTGACGGACATCGTTGCGAGGAGAAACTAAAAATGGCGCAGATTGGATCAAGCCGAGACATCATTTCGCAGTCCAATACTGGTCTCTTTGATGACTTAGGCAACAGCGTCGTCAGTGGTAATACTGGGTTCGCAGCGTCACCTCTTGGAGTAGCCGCGCGCTCCCAAGCCCTTTACGGCATTCCAAATCCAAACTTCAACTTGACTCCACCAGACGCAAATGCGGCCATTGACAATGAGGCTAATCCTCTGCCGTACTGGACGCTTGAAAACGAAAGTTCTGATGTGATGAGCGCTACCGCGAACTTTGATGCCACAACCGAGACGTGGTCGGTGCAACTGGACCCAGGCACGGCCGCTATTGACA